CCGTGGCGCAGGGCGTGCAGCTGGCTGCCGATGTTGCGAGCCTGGCACGCATCGCTGAATCCGCGCCCGCTTCCGCCGCGCTGGCGCTGCCGGGGCTGGCGGACCGCGTGGCCGGTTTCGGCGCGACGCTGCCCGCCGAGACCTTCGGGCAGATTGGCCAGATGGCGGGCGCGGTGAGTGGTGTCGCGGCTGACGCCATGATGGTGGCCGACGGGATGCTTGCCGCGCGGGCCCAGTGGTATCACGCAGGCGCGGCGCTCGGCGCGGGCTTATCGGCGCTGCCCGGCGCGCTCTCCGGTGTCTCGGCGGCCACCGCCGCCCTGGACGGCGCGCGCGGGGCGCTTTCGCGGCTGGCGGTCCATGCCGCTGCACGGCTGCCGGTGATGGAGGCATGAGCATGGCGCAAAGCATCCTTTACACCACACAGGACGGCGACCGCTGGGACCTGATCGCCTGGCGTTACTATCGCGACGTGTCGCAGACGGCGGCCTTGATCGAGGCCAACCCGCACGCGCCGCGCACCGGCACCCTGCCCGCCGGCCTGAAGATCGCCGTGCCGCTCATCGAGCGCGCCGCCAGCACGGAGGCATTGCCGCCATGGAAGCGCTGACCCCCGCCGTCAAGCTTAGCTACAACGGGCGCGATATCACCGCTGATCTGTCGCCCTGCCTGATGCGTGTGGCCTACACCGACCGACTCACGGGCGAGGCGGACAGCCTGGATGTGGAGCTGGCCGAGACGGACGCCATCAAGAGCCGGTGGCTCGCCGACTGGTACCCCGACAAGGGCATGGAGATGCGGCTATCCTACGGCTACGCCGGACAGCCGCTGGCTGCTGCCGGGGCTTTCGAGGTGGACGAGATCGAGATCAGCAGTCCGCCGCTGGCTGTCCGCATCAGGGCGCTGGCCACGGGTATCTCCCGCGCGGTGCGCACCCGACAGGGCAAGGCGTACGAGAACACCACGCTCGCCGCCATCCTTGACGAGATCGCCAAGCGCATCGGCGCCCAGCGCAAAGGGGGGGTGGCGCATATCCCCATCGACCGCGTCACGCAATACCAGGAGACGGACTGGGCCTTCGCCGTGCGCCTGGCGCGCGAATTCGGCTATGCGCTCAAGCTCACCGACAACAATCAAACGCTAGCAGTCCTGAAGCTGGGTGAGGACGCCGCGCCGGTGCGCACGCTTGCGTCGGGCGACCTTAGCCGCTACAGCTACCGCGACCGCATCACCGAGGTGCCCGCGCGCACCGAGGTGCGCCACCATGACCCGGCCACTGGTGAGCTGGTGATCTACCGTGTCGAGAAAGGGGTGGCGGTGCCTGATGAGGCCGTCACTGCCGCCGATGCGCGCAAGCGCCAGGTGCGCGCCAAGATGCCGAAGCAGGCCAAGGCGATTGCCGAGGCCGAGCAGCTGCGGCATGAGATCGACAAAACGAGCCTGGAGGTGCAGCTGCCCGGCGACCCGCTGCTCGTGGCGGGCGCCACCGTCGATGTGACTGGGCTTGCCCGCCTCGACGGGCGCTATCTCATCATCGAGGCGCGGCACGAGATCAGCCGCGACGGGGGCTACGTCACCGCCCTGAGCCTCAGACGCATCAAGGAGACATCCGCATGATCGAGACCCAGCGTGAGGCGCTTGCCACGCTCAAATTCGGCATCGTGTCCGCATTGGAGGTGGCCAGCCACCGGGTGCGCGTGCGCCTGCCCGATCTGGATGATCTGGAAACTCACTGGCTGCCGGTGCTCACGCTGCGCAGCCATCGCGACCGCATCGAACATCTGCCTGACGTGGGCGAGCATGTGGCGGTGCTGCTCGACCCCCACGGCGAGGATGGCGTGGTGCTGGGGGCGATCTACTCAGCGCGCGACCCGGCGCCGGGTGGTGGGCCGGATATCACCAGCGCGCGCTTCGGCGACGGCACCGAGGTCGAATACGACCGCGCGGCGCACCGGCTGACCATCCGCAGCGTGGGCGACATCGAGATCGTCTCCGACACCCATATCACCCTGCGCGCCCCGCGCATCGACCTCAACCCTTAGGAGGGGCTATGCCTGCTGCGCATCGACTGGGCGACACTTGCACCGGCCACGGTTGCTTCCCTGCCCGCGCCAATGTGGCGGCCAGCCCGGACGTGTTTGTCAACGGCCGCGGCTGGCACCGGGTGGGAGATGCCTGGGCCGCGCACGGCTGCGCCGTCTGCCCGCCGCATGGCGGGGTGCTGGCGGCGGGAAGTGCCACCGTCTTCGTCAATGGCCGTCCGGCCGGACGTGTGGGCGACCCGGTCTCCTGCGGATCAAAGGCGGCGACCGGCAGCGCCGATGTGTGGGCCGGCGGCTAAGATAGTTAAACCCTCGTTAATTCAGCTGGCGGCACGTCTCGCGCCATGATGCGAGCATGTTACCAAAGAGCTTGCATTGGCAACCGGCGCTGGGGCGTGATGGCGTCGTCGAAGACGTGGACGACATCCGTCAGGCCATCGCCATCATCCTGAAGACGCCCCAAGGCTCGGACCCGTTGCGCCCGGAGTTCGGCTCGCGGGTGTGGCTGTACCTCGACTACCCCATCGACCGCGCCCGCCCGCACGTGGTGCGCGAGACGGTGGAGGCGATCCGCCGCTGGGAGCCGCGCGTCACCGTCACCCGCGTGCTGGTTGCGCTCGGCGAGGCCGCGCAGCTGACAATCACCGTCTATTTCAAACTCGCCTCCGGCGTGGAGGTCAGCATGGAGGTGCGTCCGCGATGAGTACGTTGCAAGTGATCGATGACGATGCCGGCGCCATCCGCGCCGAGATCGCCGCCGCCTATGAGGCCGCCACCGGCAAGACGCTGTATCCGGCGCAGATCGAGTCGCTGCTGATCGACCTCATCGCCTACCGCGAAACCCTCATCCGCGCCGCCATCAACGATGCCGCGCGGCAAAACCTGGTGCGCTTCGCCCGCGCACCCATGCTCGACTACCTGGGCGAGCTGGTGGGCGTGGCGCGCCTGCCGGGCGAGGATGACGAGCGCCTGCGCGCCCGCATCCTCGAAGCGCCTGAGTCCTTTTCCGTGGCCGGGCCGCGTCTGGCCTACCGCCACCACGCCATGAGCGCCGACGCCTCCATCGTCGATGTGGCTGTCACCAGTCCGGAGCCCGGCGTGGTGCGGCTCTGCCCGCTCACCGCCACTGGCCTGCCCTCTGCCGAGATCAAGGCGTTGGTGTTGGCCAAGGCCGGCGCCGAAGACGTGCGCCCGCTGTGCGACAGCGTGGAGGTGGCCGACCCCATCGACCAGCCCTTTGCCGTGGAGGCGCGCCTGACCGTGCTCCAGAGTTACGACGCCGAAACCGTGCGCCAGGCCGCGCTTGCCGCCGTCACCGCCCGCTGCGCCGAGATCGCATCCCGTCTCGGGCGCGATGTCGCCCGCTCGGCCTTGGTCGCCGCGCTGCACGTCGAGGGGGTGGCGAGCGTGACTCTTGTCGCGCCGAATGCGGACATGCGCGTGCCCGAGACCGCCTGGGCGCACGCCGTCTCGATCAGCGTGACCGTGGAGGGGATGAGCGATGGCTGACGCGCTCGCACCGGACGTGCTGGCTCTGGATGCGCGCCTTGGGCCGCTGGCCGGGGCCACCGCGCGACTCGAAGCCCTGCCGCTCGATGGCCTGCTCACCTATCTGATCGATACCGCGCCTGCCGAGTGGTTGCCGGAGCTGGTGCGCCAGTTCCACGTCGGCGGCATCGAGGGAGGCGCGTTTGCCGACACCGACGACGAGCGCCGGGCGCTGATCCGTGAGTCCATCGCCCTGCACCGCAAGAAAGGCACCCCATGGGCGGTCAAGCGGGCGCTGGCGCAGCTCGGCGTCGAAGCGGATCTGATCGAACGGCGCGATGTGCGCCGCGCCTATGCTGCGCACGACCCGCTGTGCATCGACGGCACGTGGCGGCTCGACGGCGCCGGCCACGCGCTCAAGCCGGTCGATGCGATCGCCGGCCTGCCCTACATCGAGCACTGGGCGACCTTTCTGGTGCGCATCAACCTCGACATGGCGCGCAGCGCTGACATGGCCGCCGTGCGCGCAGCGATCCGCGAGTGGGCGCCTGTTTCGCGCCACCCGGTGCTGTTCTACTGGTTGTCTCAAGCCTACCGCCAGCCCATCGCCAGCACGCAGACGCTACTGCTG